AGCAGTCCTACTGAGTTGAGTACAAACACTCATCTTTTGGGGGTTGACGGATTCCCGAACTCCTGTTACTATAAATAGGTAAACAAATGTAACGGACCATTGAGTCTTCGTTACATACCCACGCCTCACCAAGACTAAACAGCGTGGTAAAAAAATAGTCTTTCATACCTCTGTCTAAGGGTGACAGAGGAATAGTAACTCCACCATTTCCCTGATGGTCTTACTTTTTCGTACAAAACAATGGCTCAATCTACGCTTCAGGGCAATTACGCCCCCTCTTCCTGGGACTCATTCTGTGAATGGGTTACCTCAACTAACAACCGTCTGTATGTCGGTTGGTTCGGTGTACTGATGATCCCAACTCTGTTGGCAGCAACTATTTGCTTCATCGTCGCCTTCATCGCTGCTCCTCCCGTGGACATCGATGGTATTCGTGAACCCGTTGCTGGTTCGCTCATGTATGGTAACAACATCATCTCTGGTGCAGTTGTTCCTTCGTCCAACGCAATCGGACTTCACTTCTATCCTATCTGGGAAGCAGCTTCCCTTGATGAATGGCTCTATAACGGTGGTCCTTACCAACTAGTCGTCTTCCACTTCCTCATTGGCGTCTTCTGCTACATGGGTCGTGAGTGGGAACTGTCCTATCGCCTGGGTATGCGCCCATGGATCTGTGTTGCTTACTCCGCTCCCGTCGCTGCCGCAAGCGCAGTGTTCCTGGTTTACCCCTTTGGTCAGGGTTCTTTTTCTGACGGTATGCCTCTTGGAATCTCTGGTACGTTCAACTACATGCTTGTTTTCCAAGCTGAGCACAACATCCTCATGCACCCCTTCCACATGCTCGGTGTAGCAGGTGTGTTTGGTGGTTCATTGTTCAGTGCAATGCACGGTTCTCTGGTTACCTCTTCACTGGTTCGTGAAACCACTGAAACTGAGTCCCAGAACTATGGTTACAAGTTTG